GATTATAATTAGGATTATAATTAGGATTATAATTAGGATTATAATTAGGATTATAATAATAAGGATAATATGGATTATAATTATTGTTATCGAAAAAAGCCATTATATGTATATATATATATATAAATTATAAAGTATATTTAAATTAAAAATAATCAATTTTTTTCAATATAAAATGAGATAAATGCGTATAATAAAATATATATAAATATAATAATACATTATATTTATATGAACTATATCAGTAATTATATCATAGTTACAAACGAATGTCAAATAATCAGTGTTAGCGATAATATTGATACTGCTTTGAATTATTTTGGTAATTATGTCAATAATAATATGACAATGTTAAAATCATATAATGGTAATGTTAGTAAATTTATGAATGATTTACAAAAATGGAAAATAGTGTATTATAGTAATTCAATCGAACAAGGATATTATTATTTAGATGAAACAAGAACATTACGCCCATCTAACGAGCAATTAAATAAAGTTATTTATAATTTAAAATTAAATAATGATGTATCACAATCGAAATCAAATGTGGTAATATCTAGAGAAATAAACAAGATATTTATTCCGTCGAATGAGGAAGATGTGATATCGAAAGATATATTACGAACAGAGAATGAATCTAAGACAGAGAACAAAGGTATGATTAGATTACCAATATCTGTAAATGATATGAAATTGATTAAAAATCAAAGCACAGAAAGTTTGATTAATAGTTGTCTTAATAATGAAATAGAGATATCTGAAGAAAAATTAAATAAAGTGAAACAATTACAAGAGTCAATAAAACGATTGGAGGAACAAAGAAAACAAGCATTAGAGAAGGCAGTAGAAGAAGAGGCAAAAAAGAAACAAAAGATGAAAAAAATTGAATTAAAAAGAAAACAAATTGAAGAACGAGAAACGAAATATCGTAGAAAATTTTTAGTAGATAAAAAGCTATATTTTGTTTTTAAAAATGAGATTGAAAAAGGTATAAGAAAAGAAGATAATATACCTATATTATTTTTGAAACAATGGTATATATTCAAGGAATTAGAAAGTCAGTCCATATTAAGTGCATATGAAACAGATGATAATGAAGATACTATTTTGAATCGTGAAAATAAGTCGTATAGTTTGATAGAGAATGAATTAAATATATATAAGTCGTATGATAAACAGTGTGTTGATAAAGATTTTGGTGATAGTTACTCTGCATTGTTTAAAAGTATGGATATGAATGAGGTTATGTATCTTAGAAAAGGGAACACCCATAGTGATTTAGATAGTGATGAATATGATAGTGATGATTCAGATAGTGACGAATCTGATGATGAATAATTATGTTTTCAAATTGATATAAATAAATTATTTAATAAAATAATTTATTTACTTATTTAAAATCTTCCTCTACTACTACCTCTACCTCTAAAACTATGAGAGGAGCCTCTGGTAGAATTACGATATTCAATGTTAGATGAATGTCTAGATCCATCAGTCCATCTGTTTCGTTCCGATGAATTGTCAAATTTAAATAATGTATGATAAGAATGATATCTACGAATATTATAATTTGGTTCCATTTTACGTGTTCTATCAATAACATCCAATTCTCTATACATAATCATAAATACATAATTAAGTGTAGTAAGACATCGTTTCATTTCATTACCTGAAATTTTATTGGTATCTAATGGATCACTATTTGGATTGTTTTCATAATGAATATCATCATCAGACTTTCCATTATAATTAATATTTCTATTTGATAATGCTTTAACCAATTTTGAAGTCTTCGATGCGTTATCTATGGAATCATTATAGCATTCATTAACATATTGTAGAATAGAATTACAATCTAAATAAAGATTATCATATGGGAAATGTTGAAATTTACAAGTATGTGTATTATTATTATCAGGATATTGGTAAGTACAGTTACTTTTATTAGGACATAATTTATAACTGCTACGATTAAGACCATTATATTGTTTGTTTGTGATTTTTTGAATATTTAATTCAGTCATAAAATATTCAATAGAATTACAGATCCATGTCAATGAACGAATATAATTGTCATAATATTTATCTACATCGTTTGAATATTCAATACACCAGCCAATGACTTTAATAATATCGCTCAACAATGCAACATCAGATACATTATTTTTCTTAAAATCAGTAGATTCAAGGATTTGTTTCATGTCATCAAATGAAATACTAGACTGAAAATTGCTTTTTACAATATCACAATTGCTCGAACTATCCGCATTTGAAACTTTTAATGAAACATCAGCTACATACTCATTCAAACTCATAAAGATTTTTTTATTCTCAACGTCTAAATTAAAATTATCCATGTTCCAGTCATCATTATATATTTTCCAAGATTTATTTAATTGCATAATAATATATTATTATTATTATCTGTTAATGTTAAATTATTTAAATTATATTGATTAAAATTATTATATATAAGGATTATTATATACATTATAATAGATGTCTCAAAAAAAATCAAATAAAAGTAATAATGATAAATCTGATAATTATACACGTCCTAAACAAACTTATACAGATAAACTGGACGAAGATGATATTGCTAGTAAATTAGTCGATTATGTAAAAGTGGAAAATATTGCAGAAATAAAATTAAACACACATTTAAGATATTTTACATTGGAACCGAATAAGAAAACAGGAACAGTAAAACGTAAATTTAGAATGGGCGGATTTTTATCAAACAAAAATAACGCAGATAAATATGTAATTTTGACAAATGGAAAGACTACATGGTCGGTTCAGGTAGCAAATACAGTATTTTATAGAAAGATGTCAATGGACGAAGTTAAAGAAGAGTATGAAGAAGAACTAAATAATATGAAAAAGATAAATAAAAAATTATTGAAACAAAATGAAAAACTAAAAATGTATTTAAAAAAGAAAGGAATTGATTATAAAGAAATATTAAATGTTCCATAAATTTTAGAATTATAAAAAAATAATATATAATTATTGTATTATTGCAATAATTATGTCATTATCAGAATGTCGCATATTTAAAAGGACACCAATACGTAATTCTTTAAACACTGACGAATTATGTTCTGTCTCAAACGAAAATAATAAAATGGAACATGTTCTGTTTAATCCTAAATGCAGAAACATAGAACAATGTGTTCCCACTAATTCTCCCCCTTTACTCCGTAAAAATTCATATAAAAATAACCAGTTAGACAATCAATCTAATTTATTGGATATCATTAATAAATCATCGTCCTATGGTACAACATCTTTAAAAATTAGAGGAGAAAAAGTACCAAATGGATATAAATTAAATACAGAAGAGGATATGTCAATTCGAATGAAAAATTTACAATCGAATGTAGAGGGAGGTTCAAAAAGAGAACAGAGTGTTATGAGTAATTCATTAATTACAACAACAAACGAGAAAAACACACATACAGAAATAGATATTTCAATAGATAGTATGTTAAATAATTTAAATAATGTTTTAAAAACCGTAAAAATCTAAAAAATTAGAGGTGGATAAAATTTATTATATAATAATATAATTATATAATAAATGAATGATAATAATGCATTAGATCAATCATTATCTGAAGATGATTCTGTTTCAAGTTCATTATGTGGTCCAAATATGATATATAAAATATATAATCCTCAAGAGTCAAAGTTAAAACATAGAAGAGGTAGTTCGAATGATATATCAAATGTGGAGACTAAAAAGAAACAGTCGGAAGAAACAAATAAAATAGATTTAAAAAAAGATAATAATTCAAATCCCACTATAGATGAAATGATTGCAAACTTAGATAAATTGATGAAACAAATTGATTTAGAAAAAAAATAAAAATAATAAGTTTATTTAAATAATCAATCATATAATTATAGTTATATGATGGGTAGTAATAACGGTAAATGTATAAAAAAATCAAATTCTAATCCAACTATTAATAATATTATTGTTGGTCCTGAATTTAGTGATCTGGAAAATCAATTATACGATATTCAAGAACAAAATAAAGTTAATATAAATGATTATAACGAAGATAATGTAAGTTCATTACATACATATAATTCAAAAAATGCGTCAGAAGAAGTAACTGTCAGTCCAGAAAAACCCGTAAATAATGAATTAACAAGTATTGATAATATTGCAGACCAATTAAACAATATAGAAGCATTATATTGTGAGATTGAAAGAGAAGAGAATGTTTTAAAAGTAATAGAAGAATCATTAAAAAAATTGGAACGATCGACAGAAAGTCCAGAAAAAATATCAAGTGCAAAACAGATATTTAATGAGAAATTTGGTTTGATTGATAGTTCATTAAAAAAGAAAAATGAAAAATTATCAGAGTTATTAGTGATAAAAAACAGTAATAACAAATATGGTATTCTTCATCGTTCAGAAATTGATACTATTATTAGACAAAGAACAACTGTATCAAACGATTTGCAACCAAAACAGGACAGCGAAAGTCCTCCACCTGTGACTGAAAGTTTAAACGATACAAAACAAGCAGAAAATTGTTCTGAAACTGAAAACTCAGTCGCATATTCTGCAATACATAATTCAAATTCATTTGATGGAAATGCAAGAATAAGAGGATTTAGTTTTGGAAACAATACATTCAATGATAAAAAAAATGAGAATGTCGAACATAATAACAATAATAATGTGTATTATGGAAAAATAAAAAAAACGACATATTCAGAGGTATATAATATATTAGAAGAATTATTTCATAAACAGAGCAATAATTCACTGATTTTAGACATCATTATTATATATATCAAATGTCAAAAAATGTTATATATAGAGGCAAAAACGTTTTGTGAAGGAAAATTATATAAATTAATGCTTCCTGCTATTTTTATATCTGCTTTAACATCTATTTTAAGTCTTGCAATGAGTAGTGTTTCTTGGGGACCGATATTAATTTCATGTATAAGTGGAATTAATTCATTTATATTGGCTCTGATATCGTATTTAAAACTGGATGGAAAAGCGGAAGCACATAAAATATCGGCTCATAAATTTGATAAATTACAATCATATTGTGAATTCAAATCAGGACAATTATTGCTGACTGATAATATTAATCTTAAAGAAGTAACTAAAGACAATAATGATACTAAAAAAAAAGACTGTAAATGTGATAAAGTAGAGACAATTGATGACATTATAAAAGGTATCGGAGAAAAAGTCAAAGAAATCAAAGAAACTAATAATTTTATTTTACCAGAAATTATTAGATACAAGTTCAAAGATATTTATGCAAGCAATATATTTGGTGATGTAAAAGAACTACAGAATACAGAATACACATTAATTAATGAATTAAAAAATAAAATAAATAAGGTAAGGTTATGTGAAAATAAATTAATCCAGTTATATCAACAAAACAGTGATAACACACACAAAACAATTGAAGAAGAAGAATACGAGCAATTATTAGATCAATTAGAATTAGAAAAACAATCTCAAATAAAAGCAATTATTTTATATAAAAATAATTACATTAAATTGTATAATGAATACAAGAAAGAGATTAATGATTATATCAAAACAAGTATGGATAAAAGAATTCATTGGTGTACTATGTTAAAAACTTAAATTATTTAGATAATAATCGTCTTTTTCTTATTGATAATTATATTATCAACATTATCATTACAATTACTGCTGTAATATTTATAATGACATATTGTTGGTTCTGATAATAAATCAGTGTGAATTATTGTATTAAAACAATACAACACATTATCATACATCTTATTCATATATTTATTGTATTTTTTAACATTACCAATATTGTCATAATTAATTATATTTTGAAAACATTTTTTATGAATAGATCTAATAGACTTATCAATTGAATATACTAATTTATATTGGTCTAATATTGGAATCATTGGAACTGTAATGATATCTGCAAATTCGTGAGATGCAAATTTCATATAGTCCAACAAGATTTTATGTGATTTTAAAAAGTAATAAACATATTTAGATAAAAATTTTGTTTCCATATCTTGTGTCATCTTACTGTTTTCAATTAAATCAAGAAAATCTGATTTTAAAAATTCAGAATAATCTGTAGTCTTATTCACAAACAATTCAATTAATTTCACATCTAATGATTTATAGATTTGAGAAAGAGGGACTGTTTTGTAAGTAGAGGAGAAATTGTAGCTCATATTATATATACCATATTTTTATTATCAGTCTTATTCTAAAAATAAAAATATCAATTTTTTTATATGCAGCCTTATGGACTTATTCGTTCTTGATGTTTCTCATCAAGAACGAATAAGTCCATAAGGCTGCATATAAAAAAATTAATTAAATGAATTTAACTCTGATTATAAAATAAAATAATATATAATGTTCGATGTTTCACATCGAATATTATATATTATTTTATTTTATAAATCATGAGTAAATTCACTTTTATCAATTTTTTTATATAGGAAGTTCATTCTTTGTTTTTTCAAAGTAATATTTCATAGATCCGATCAAAATATTAGTAAAGACTAATGATGTATTTGGAATAATGATCCATATTTCGTTAATTAAAGAGCCATATAGTATAAATCCAGAACTAGCAATAATTTGTAAAATAATAAAATAAATAGAAATATCTTTTGCAGATTTTAATCGAAATGTAGAAAAAACTTGAAAGAATGGAGTGATTGCAAGTAGTAAAGATGATATCATACCAATATAAAAAATATAAGTATCCATTATATTTTTTATAAACAATATATTTTTAAATAAAGTAATATTAAAAGATTTATGTGATGATTTCAATCAAACGTACATACGTGAGGACACGAGTACGACAACAATATTTCTTAACATGATATTTGTCAAGTAAAGCAGCTTTAGCGTCGTTTTTTTCATCCTCAGACATTTTAGGATCATTATCAATTTTAGCAAGGTCATTTTCGTAAGGTATTTGGATATCGGCTAAAAGATGACCGCAAGTGAAACAAGTTTGAGGTAGCATTATATATATATTAAATATTTATTATTTAAATTAACTAAATAATAAATTTATCAATTTTTATGTGAATTATTATATAATATATATTTAATGACAGAAGTAAAAAGTGAGATAAATCAAATAGCAAACTTTAATCCAAAAAAATATATGATTGGCGGACAATTTGATTTAGCATCTTTTAATGCAGATTTTTTAAAAGTAATTGACAAGCAAGAGATTGAAGCAAAAAAAATAGAAAATAAAAAATTAAGAGAAATTAACGATTACTACTATAATGAAAAAAAATATGGATACCATCAAAAAGATGATCTAAGCGACCTCACAATTTCAAATATTTTAAATAAATGGTTTGATGCAATAGTGGGTATATTGACTGACATATTAAGATTTAGTGGTTCGTTTGATGATTTTAAATATATATTTACAAAAGAGAATCGTAAATTTTACATTGGATTGACAATATTGTTTGTGGTATCTTTATTATATTTCATAAATAATTATATATTGAACGATAAAAATAACATATCGATTGGCTCAGTTGCGAAAAAATTTGTTGATTTTGATTGAAATTTAAAATTGATAGTAAGAGTCGCGATTAGAAAATTTATAGGTGGTTGAAGATGGATTTTTATAATCTTTTTGAGGACCCGACTCAATTGTATATCTATCGTAATTTATTGGAATTTTTTTATTTTTAAAATCTTTAGCACATTTATCAAATAGGACGTTAAAGATGATATCAATCGTATCTTTGAATTTATGCGTGATATTTTTAAAAAAATCATAATTATCATAAGATGGGATATTAATAATGTATCCACTGACAATATTTAAAATATCATTACGTTGATCGTGCATTGAATCAATATATAGATCACAATTTTTGAGATCATTATTAAACACAATAGATGAATTATCAATAAAAGTATTAACAGCATCAATTAATTTATTTTTAATTTCATTAGGAGCACCTGCAGACTTATCAATTGAATTAATTTCAATTACTAATTTTTTTAGATCTGCATAATTTTTTTCTAAAGATTTTTCGTTATTGCGAGCTATATTGTTATACAATGGTACATCAAACGATAAATAATTAGTGGAATATAAATGAAATATAATAGATCCAATTATGACGACAATAATCGTAAATTTATAATCGACATAATTAGACAATGATTTTAATAATAATAACAATATAAATAGATGAACTATTTTGATAGTTTGCATATATATAATAGTTGATAAAAAATTGATTTATTTATACTAAATAAATAAATATAAGAGAATGAATATAAAACTATATATGGATACAACGACTAAACTACAAGAAATATTGTCATTTTTAGGTTTCAATAAAGATGCAGATATTGACGATGATAACTATCTTTTATTGAAAAAAAATATCAAGGATATATATAATATATTGTATGAAAAAGCATTGGATGACAAGACTATTGATAAATTATTTAGTGTTTGTTACAAGTTAAATGACAAAGATGAAAGTCCTCCAATGATAATATTAGACTCATATAAAACATTAAACCTACCGAATAATATTGAGGTTACAGATGATATTAAAGAAGATGTTAAAATAAACAATATGAATTATTTATTAGATGATGTGTCGATTCCAAATACAAGATTAGAATTAGATAATAATTTAACGGTAGATCAGTATGATGAGGAATATGAGAAATTAATTAATAAAATCAAACCTACTTTAACTGGACTTTTGAAGGAGAGAACCGCCCATTTTGATTATTTAAGAAATTTACCACAGCCGGTTCAAAAGAGCAAAGAATGGTTTCAGTTGCGTGATGGTATTATAACGGCAAGTGCTGGTGCCGATGTATTAGGCGAATCTAAATATGGAACACGTGCAGACATGATATTAGACAAGATTGGTCTGCTACCAAACAAGTATAAAGAGAATATGTTCGTCCATCATGGAAAAAAGTATGAGTTGATAGCGACTAAAATATATGAGCATCTTTTTAATACAAAGGTTACCGAATTTGGTCTGGTTCTATATCAAAATGATAAATCTGATTTGGAACCAATTAATTTCATGGGTGCAAGTCCAGATGGTATCAGTTCATGTATAACATTAGATGGCAAACCAAATCCATTAGTGGGTCGTATGTTAGAAATCAAATGTCCTTTGAGACGAAAGATTGAAACAAGTGGTCCAATAGATGATGGAATATGTCCTCATTATTATTGGATACAAGTACAGATGCAATTAGCGTGTTGTAAGAATGAGGAATGTGATTTTTGGCAATGTAATATACAGGAATATTCGGAAGATGATTGGATCACAGATAGAACAGAAGACGAACCAATAATATGCAAGAGTACTCAAGAACAGAATGAAACTCTACCAATAAACAGTAAAATTACAAAAGGATGTATAATTCAATTACTACCAAAAGACAAAAGTAAAATACCAAAAGGTGATAGATGGGAATGGTATGCGAAATACATTTATCCATCAAACATTATGATGACTGATAAAGAATATTTAGAATGGACTAAAAACATAAAAGACAATTGGAACACATTATATCCGGAGTATGAAAATGGGTATTATTATGATCGTGTATTATATTGGAAATTAATATCGTGTCATAATGTGTTAATTAAACGAGATATTGAATGGTTTAGATCTAAAATCCCAACATTCAAAGCATTTTGGAGTGAAATTTTATATTTAAGAGCTAATCCAGATGAAGCACATAAAAAATTAGATGAATGGAATTCAAAAAAGAGAGTATATAAGAAGAAAGAAGTGACAGTAGCAGAAGTAGATACAACAGGTCTTGATTTTATAGATTCGCCGATAGAGCCAGTAGTAAATAAGCCAACCATAAATAAAGCAGTAAAAAGTTCTAAACAAGTACTTACGACTAATCCGGTAAAGATAGGGAATAAGAAGAACAAGATATTAAATGATGATGATTTCTTGTCGGATTAAGCTTTATTTTTGACAACAAAATTGTTAAAATAGCCAGTTAATTTATTATCAATATTCATATTTTTATATAAAAAGTTAAAAAATATATACATTTGATACATTGGATTAAGTGGATGGAGAATATAATTACAAGAACATGAATAGTCTTTATTTATTGGGGAACAAATACAAACATTAGTAGTAGAAACATCATAATCCAAGAAGAATATTTGTAATGGAACATTATTATTATCAGCGAGTTGAATAGAGAATTTGTTTAATTTGAGAGGAGTTTTATCGAATACTTTTTCTATATTTTTGGTTTCAGCATATAGAAATTTATTTTTAATTACTTTAGGATATAATTTGAAAGTGCTAATTTTTTGATTAACAGTAGTAGTATATTCATGTACGTCATCATTAAGTTCATATATATTAAGATGTAATGATCTATCTTTACGTGAAGAGTAAGAGTAATCAATATAATATTTATAAATATGTTGTATAGAATTATTATTATAAATGTAACTATATGTATTAGACGTATCATATTGAGTAATAATATTAATTTTAGTATTGGGAACAAAGTTAGTGATAGTAATGAAAATATTATGAATATTAGTTGCTGTTGTAATGGGTACAAGGAAAGTTTTGTTATTAGCAAGGGCGGATAGATTGGCTAACAAAAAAGATCCTATTTCGGTGTAAAGATCATTATTTGATACATCATCTTGAACTATATTAAAATGGTCTGGTATAATGATACTATTAAGATTAATTTTATAAACATTTGGAATTATAGTTCCGATACGTGGTCTAATAAATTTGTCTTCGCCTTCACCATAATTTTTATTTAAACTACCATTCGGATTAAAAACGTTACGATCTTTAAATAGGACCTGATTATATCCGACATAGGTAGTGAAGTCGAAAGGATTTTTGAAGATAATAAAATCTCTATCAGCACTACTGATTTGGATCGTTCTATTAATATAAATATGATTATCGATATAATCGGTATGATTTTCTGGTCGTAGATAGATGCCGTAAGAGTCTGATAATTTTTCGACATTTTTAGAATGTTCTATAATTTGAATGGAAGAGTCAATGACGGGTATAATTTTATTGGAAGTGAAAGCAGGCTCATAAGTTGCTTTGCGAAAGAGTGTTCTATTTTTTTTTATATTCATAATATAAGATTATTATAAATAAAATTATAAAATTTCTTATTCTATAATTTTATTTTTTTGTATTTGGTTTAAAAAAATTTAATAATACCTATTATATTTTTAATTATGAATACTGAATTTTTTTTAAATAAGAGAAATATTGGATTGTTATTTAACACCGTTATTAAAAAATATAATTTACCAACATCCGAAAATTATAAAGCTGCTTTGATCCAAGTTATTGTTAATGATATGAAAGTTATTAACAAAAAAATTGATCCTGGAAAACTTGCATCTAAATCACCGGACGAATTAAACACTGTATTACACCAACTTAATAGTAAAATTATAGATGAAATAAAAAATAGATTACCTCCTAATAATATCAATCTTGCTGCCAGAAATCCTACACAACAATCCGTTATTGTTCCACCACGTCCATCTAGTACCACAATGAATATGTCATTAATGCCATCTCCTAATGTGAATGATAGAGACTATTTATTTGCACCCGTACCGAACCAACATAGTAACATTAATATGATAGATCAAAATATGAATACTCGACAATTAAATGAAGAACAATCTAAACAATCGTATGAAGCATATATGGCACAAAGAGAGTCTATGAATTTTAATAGAGATGCAAATAGACCACGTACTCCTGATTTTTCATTAGATGGTTCTGGTAAAAAGAAGAAAGAGGAACAACAACAACAACAACAACAACAACAACAACAACAACAACAAATTAGCGCAGGGCGACATTCACAAAATCAAAATCAACAAAATCAAAACAGAGTTCAGTCAAGTCAGACGCCAATTGAAAGATTACAAGGAGGAAATTCGAATTATGATATTAATGGTAAAAAAACAAATATAGAACATTATAATAGTGGTATTTTAGAGCAATATAAATCAGATAACCCAATTGATATGATGGCATTTAATAGTGTTGATGAATATTCAACAAATCTAGATTCTTTCAATACAGGAATAGATCAAAAAATGATAGAACAATTTCAAGAGCGAGACACTACTAAGGCGTTAGCAGAAATGGAACAACAAAGAAGTTCTATTTCGATTTCAAAAAATGAACCAAATCAATTCCAAACATCAATAAAACAGTTACGAGAACAACAAGATCAACCTAAACAAAATTCAAGACAACAATTATTAAACAAAAATGTCGTCCAAAATAATAACAATAACAATAATATGTCGTACGAACAACCACAGATGCAACGACCACCAATGCAACAACCACAGATGCAATCATATATGCAACAACCTACCCAACAACCACAGATGCAACGACCACCAATGCAACAACCACAGATGCAATCATATATGCAACAACCTACCCAACAACCAATGCAACGACAACAAATGCAACCGACCCAACAACAAATGCAAAGACCACAAATGCAACCTACTCAACAAATGCAACCATATATGCAACGACCACAAATGCAATCACAACAAATGCAACCACCACAAATGCAACCACAACAAATGCAACAGATACAACAAATGCAATCACAACAAATGCAACAAATGATGCAGAATAAATTGAGAGGAGGAAGTGAGCCTGTATATCAATCAGGAGGGATTATAGATACATCACAAATTGACATTAATATAAATAATCCAGAGAGCTATATTTTACCAAAAGAGAAACATCTAACACTTGAGGAGTATCAAATGATGATGTCAAATGAGTTAAAACAATTAAAAGAGCAATTATTATCCAAATCTCCGAATTCCAATCAAATGAGTTCGAATGATTTAACAGAAGAGCTTGAGAAATACAAAGAAATGAGTGCATCATTACAGGGACAATTGGATGAATTAAAACAAAAAAGTAATTTATTAAGTGATGAGAAAATGCAATTATTAGATAAAAAGAAAAATGAAATAATGACTGAACTATCGAGAGTTAGAGAAGAGCATACTAAATTGGAAAAGACAATAGAGAATAATACAAAGTCGGAGCAAAATTTAGAAAATAAAAAGAAAGAAATAATAAAATTGATAGAGCAATATGATTACAAAATATTTTCAGAAGAGCATGATATAATAATAAATAGCAATGATTTGAAATTTGAAGGTAAGAATATATATAGATACAATTTACCATACAAACTTGAAAACGTGATGCAAATAATGTTATTGGACCAAAATTTTGACAATAATATGAGAAATATAACACCGTTTAACAATATTTTAGTGATAGATGATATTGATGGAGAGGACTTAGAAAAAGAAAAAGAAAAAGAAAAAGATGACAATGAAGATTCTCAAGAAAATTCTTTAGAAAAAGATATAGATGATTATGATAGTGAAAATACAACTTTAATGGACTATAAGTATGAGAATAGAAGATTAGAAATAATGGTAGATACAGGTAAATATGAATTAGATATATTAGTTGTATCAATAAATAAAGTCTTAAGAAAATTTAAATTAGAGATAGGGTATGATCCAATAAAGTTCATAGTACAGATACGTTCATTATGCAATAAAGAGTTTAAATTAGTGAAGGCAGAGAATGATCTATACACAATGTTAGGATTTAATAATGATGTGATGAATAAAGCTGGTAATAAATTTCGTGGCAGGAAAATGGCAGACATGAAAGTTTGCAAACAAATAAGTATTAATATAGCAAATATAAATAATAATTTGTTAGGGAAAGTGAATGTAAATCAATCTAAAATAATTTCAAATTTGATGATTATGAAACCATTTGTTAAAACATTAAATTACATCGATCTTGTATTTACTGGCGAAAATGGAAGACCTTATTGGTTTAATTTTGATGAAGGTGAAACATTTAGCCTTCATATATCAATCAAAGGGAAGATAGTTGAAGATGATAAAAGTAGATATATAAATAAGATAATAATAAACGAACAATAAATTTAATCAGAATCTTCATAGTCATCTTGATCGTCATCTCTGTTATCATCATAATCTTTTTTATCGGGATTTTTGAAAGAGAAATAAACTTCTCTACATTGATTAACTTTATTATCAGGGAGTGCTTGACCGATGATTTCAGTAATTGTTTCACCTTTTAGCAAACGTAAAATGAAATTTATACTATAGACACCACACTCTGAATTTTTAAATTGTTTTCTATTTTGATTATACAAAATACTTGCTTGTTTCAATCGTTCAATATTATTTTTTTTATCCGGTTTCATGAAAGAATCATCAGCATCAATCTGCATATTAGTATGTTTTTTGACACACCATTCGGCTATTCTTTTAACAAATTTACGAACCCTCTTTTCTGGTCTTTTGGCATAAGAATCAAAGAAATAAATTTGAAATTTATTAAGATCAAAGAATAAAGCTATCCAATGGGCTCCACTCTTGTAAGACTCATCTGTATTAAATATAACACCCACTTTATGCTTTCCACTATTATAAAGTTTATCAAAATTTAATTTAGCAATACCTAAAGATGGCAAATCATCAAAGTCCATTGGAACAGCACCTAAAAATGTAAAATCAGAATATAATTCTTCGTATTGATCCATAATATCTTCAATATTAGTAGTATTTAACCAAGTAAAACGTCCTTGAGGTCCTTCAGGTCTAAAAGTTAATTTTTTGATGTCATCTTTATCTTTGGTGTATTTAACAAAATCTTGTTTAATCCAACATAATTGGTCGTCGCAAACATCTTTAAGACGGTCATTTAATTGTTCGACTAATCGTCTTTTAGAGTCAGACATTTTAATTTTATCTTTATTTTTAATTTTTCCGTCAGCAATAAATTTGTTAAATGCTTGAGACATATCCTTTAATGCTTCAAGTGTGAAACACGAGCCTTCTGAATATTTTTTAGCAGGAGCACATTTTTGGTCTTCAATGTCAGATTTAAACATCATGTTAGTTTTAGGATCAATATTTTTAGTTTTTTTGTTTGCACCACCAGACATCTTTTTAACAGACATCTTTTTAGATGTTTTCTTCTTAGAAACTTTTTTCTTAGAAACTTTTCTCTTAGAAACTTTTTTAGAAGTTTTTCTATATTTTTTTATATCCATAATATAAAAACATATATATTTTATATTCCATTCTAAAAATTATATTTTATAAAAAAATTTTAAGCATTTAACCTACATTTATTGATTTAATTGTTTGGTTCTTCGTCTAGCATTCGTTGTTCTTTTCTTTGCTAAACTTTCATTCGAACTATTTGTAACCTTATTTGGCACCGTCAAATTACTGTTCTCTAATGACTCTAACGAAATTTCATCAATTATAATATCATTTTTTGTTGGAACTAATATTGGTGTTTTTTTAATTACTCTACAAAAATTATCATCTTTGGCAGATATTGTTTGAACGATATCTTGATTTGACTTATTTGATAATGCTGAATTAATCTGATTGTCAATGTTTTTTAACTGTAATATTAAATTCATATTCAATTCCATATGACCGTTTATCCAAAAACCAACTTCGTTTTTATTTGCATCATACACTTTACCACCATCAATCATCTCTACATAATAAGTGTTTCCTTCATATTCAGTCTTATATAGTAATATTGGACTATCAATCTCATTTTTTGATATATTCATATATTCACTGTCAGAATTATTACCATCATTTAATTTCTCATTGGTCTCATTGGTCTTCTTTTTTTTCTTTAAATATTTATTTTTCAATTCATTTGCATCTAATCCATAATCAGTAGATACACGATTTAATAGTTCCTCTTTAATACTATTAATCTCATCTTCATAAGAGTCACGAACATTTTTAGTATATGTATTTACTTGACTCATATATGTAGCAGTTATTGATTTAAGCTCTTTTAGAGTAAGTACTACTTTAGTTTTCATTTATATGTATGATTTATATATATATTGTTTATATTTGTATAAGGTTAAATATATCAATTTTTTTATATATTGTAATAAATTTCTTTATATACAAAATAAATTATTATTGATTTATATTTAAAGTTTCAATAAACTTGGTACATTCATAAATTCCATTATTCCACAATTTTTTGACGTCATCTTCTTTAAAACTTTGAATAGATATATTCTGTATCAATAATTGATCCAGATAATAACATCTAAAATTATTTAATTTTATTATTTCATTAATATCATTTTCATATAGCATGTCACATATAAGATGTATTAGATTGTCTAAATAAAACAATAAATTTTGACCTAATATAAAATTATTTGGTCTTTTAATATTTTTGGCACAAGATATCACAACATTGATATCGTTCGCATATTGAGAAATTATTTCTTTGTTAAGTGGTAAATATTTTATTAGTCCTCCATCCATATAATATTTATCTCTGATATTGATAGGACGCGAAAACAACCATAGAGAACAAGAACCAATTATATGATCTATATGATCTACATCATTACTACAATCGATATATTCAATCGCAGCATTTGATAAATTGGTAGTACATATTGTTAATTTATTATTTTTGCGAGAACAATATTTACGTATTAAATCATAAAATTTTTTGGGATTGATTAAACAAAATTTAAAAAAAAATCCATAGATAATAGAGATTATTGGACCAATAAATGGAATTTTACACCAATAATCAACCATTGATTTGAATGATTTAATTTCATTCCAAAAATCGTACAATTTTTTATAGTCGTCTAAAAAGATCGAACCATTTACAGTACCAATAGATGAACCATAAACTCTACCAATTTTATAGCCAGGATTTTGTTCGAACCATTGTCCTAATTTATATAAAAATCCACCAGCAAAACTACCTTTCCATCCACCACCTGTCAAAAAAATATTTATTGTTTTTTCTTCCATATTATTATATTATATATTATTATAGAATGAATAACAATAATAATCTAAAAATGAATTTTATCCCTCGTGGCAATTTTGATAAAAATATATATTCGTCTTCCCTGCGGAAAGATATTGGAGAGCTTTCAGCTAATAAATATATAGATGATTCCGTTCAAACAACTAAATTTTTGGGTCATTTTAAAGACAACTTTTCTGTAATTGATGATAAAGATGTTAATAATATTGATTCACAAGGAACATTTATGGGTAATTATACTTTAAGACCGTTTCCACTCTTATATTCTAGACAAGTATTTCAACCAACATTTGAAAATAAAAATATAGAAACAAACAACATATCGCATGGAATGGATTATTTCAAACTAGGCGATCCGATGGTTGGAGGTCATGGATCCAATATAAATGCACCAGGATCCAATTTACACATTCATCCATTTAATGCAATAGATTTGTATAAAAATGATATCTATACAAAAATAAAAAACTCAGATATAAATCCAGTAAGCAGATTAGAAAAAAATAATTAGATTAAAATATAAATATTATTTATTATTTATATTATAATAATGAATAATAATACTAATAATTTCACTAATCGAACTAACTTTGTTCCAAGAGGTAAATTTGATAGAAATGTATATAGAAGTCCAGACATAGACCCTCGAACACAAACTATTGAATTTTTAGGAAACTTCAAAGATAATTTCACAGTAGTTGATGACAAAGATATAAATGATATAGATAAATCTGGACCATTTGGTGCAAACTATTCCTTAGCTCCATTTCCGATACCATATTCACGTCAAATTTTCCAACCAATATTTGAAAATAAAAACCCAGAAACAGATAATATCGCTCACACCGATAAATTTTTTAAATTTGGAGATCCAGTATTTGGAGCACACGGATCTAATTTAAATGCACCTGGATCTAACCAACATAAGACCCCTTTCAATGAAAATAGTTTTTTGTTAGGATTACACGGACCAAATTTAAATGGATTTACTTTAGATCAGGTCGTTAATGCAGATAAAGATTCTATTCCAAAAATGGAAACAAATAATAAAAATGGATCTTTCAATGATATAAATTTATTAGAAGATAGTGTTAATAAATTATTTGAGAATGTAGCCAATACGTCAATGCAGAAAATGATTAAAAAAGTGGAATCAACACACGATAACAATATTGATAAATCATATAATACTGAAAATAACATGGCGCAACCAACTAAGTCAATAAATGAATATGATTTTAAAAAAGATCAATTTTTAGAAAAGAATGTTAGAGGTGTTAAAGAGGCAGTTTATGAATATATTGTGTATATAAATTCAGCAGATAGAGATTGTTATAAATTTCCAAATCCATTCAATTACCGTGTGGAATTTGGCGCATCAAACCAAACAACCAATGCATATATCGCACGATATTTCAAAAATATTAAATATATGCATTTAAAAAGTGTAATATTACCAAGACGTTATGCTGTAGTAAATAGACCTACAAATATAATAAATAATAATACTAATCCGGATCCAAGTAATATAAAATTTGTGGAGGTATGCAAGGCAACAGAAAACAACGGTCAGATATGCACTTATGTGAGGCACCAGGGAATAATAAATTATTATGGTACATTATTATATTTTAATTTTTACTCAATGAATATTGATAGTTCATATTATTCTATTTGTTCGTATAATTTATATTCAGACACTGAATATAGACAATCTGTTGATATAAATAAACTTAGTCTATTACAAACTACTGATATTGATAACTGGATTCTAAATATATATAATCCAAACGACTATGTCATATCTAAGATACCATACATACTCCCATCCGACCCTAACATATCTATATATCTTTCACCAAACAATATACCAGATGTAAATTCATGGATCTTAATAGCTAATACTACAACAACAGATGGAGGTAGAATTAAATTTTGCGAACAGAACGACCATTTTAATGAATTAATAAAAAAAACATATGAATTTTCATACGACACATCTAATAACATTGTATTGAATTCATTAAGATACTATTTATTATTAGGAACATCATTGGAGGACGATAGATATATATTATTAAATGTACCAGAAATAGATACAAATTATGAATATGGAACGGATGATAATTTACAACGTTCATTTTCAATTTTATTACCAGATTATATAAATGGTGATTATTATTATTTAGATTCAACGAACCATGAGAAGGTGTTTGACAGTGGTACATTAGGTAATTTATCGAAAATGACAGTAAGTTATAAAAATGCAATTGGCAATGATTTAAACGTGAATAATTTAAATATAATAGATTATGATATTAAAACACCAAATAACCAATGCATATGTACTTATGATAAATTAACTGGAGAGAGAACGAGAGACTATCAGTGTTTTCATTCATATTTGCGACATCCATCTTTTGAAAAACTACAAAATACCGTTATATTGAAATTAGGAGTGTTAGAAGGTTCGCAAGATATACAATATATCTAAATAAAATTAGATTAAATTATTAAATTATTATAATTCATTATTATTATGAACCATAATAATTCAAAAATTAAAACAAACTATATTCCCAGAGGTAAATTTGATAAAAATATATATAGAAGTCAAGGTCTTGACCCTCAAGTTCAAACACCAGAATTTTTAGGTAATTTCAAAGACAATTTTACAGTTGTTGATGACAAAGATATAAATGATATAGAAAAATCAGGTTCATTTATGTCAAACTATTCATTAAATTCATTGCCAATACCATATTCACGTCAAATTTTCCAACCAACATTTGAAAATAAAAACCCAGAAACAGATAATATCGCTCACACCAATAATTATTTTAAATTAGAGGACCCAGTATTTGGAGCACATGGATCTAATTTAAATGCACCTGGATCTAACCAACATAAGTTTCCATTCAATGAAATAGACTTATTAGAAGATAGTGTCAGTAAATTATTCAAAAATATTACAAATACCACCACCAATCAAATGATCCAGAAAGTGGAATTAACACATAGTAATGTAGTAGATGATACATATGATGAAAAAAATAATATGGCTCAACGAATCAAAAATATAAATGAATATGAATTCAAGAAAACTCAATTTTTAGATAACAATGTAAGAGGTGTCAAGGAAGCAGTAGTAGAACACACTGTATATTTAAATTCGGCGGATAGAAATGTTGTAAGATATCCGAATCCATTTAATTACTATGTTGAGTTCAATCCATCTAACACAACTACAAATGCATACATATCAAAATATTTTAAAAATATACGATACATGCATATTACGAGTGTAGTAATTCCGAAAAGATATTATGTTTTTAGTAAATTGACAACATTAATATATGATGGACCACCGCATGGCTCAATAATCGGTAATATGACAGCAATGCCATTTGTTTTAGCTTGTGCCAATGCGACTCCAAATGAAATAATATGTAATTATGTGAAACAACAAGGTTCAATTGTATATTATGGTTCAATATTTTATTTTACATATTATGAGATGGTGATAGATACATTTCATTATTACATTTGTACGTATGACATATATATTGATAGAGAATATAAACAAAAGACAAATATAAGTTATTTGAATGGAATAAACAACAATAATATAGATGTATGGTTGAATAGTAATAATCCATCACAACCATATTATGTGATACCAAACTCGTACGATGTGTATATAGTCCAACCATTAGATCCAATCAAAGAGATAAATTCTTGGATATTGATAGCCAATATACCTATAATTGAAAATAACATACAAACAGGAAATAAAATAAAATTTTGCAAACAAGATGCATATTTTGAGGAATTAATAGATCAAACATTTGAATTCACATATGATTTGAATATGGGTATAGTGGATAATACATTTAAATATTATATATTGATGAATAGTTGTTTACAGGACGACAGGTATTTATTATTGAATATTCCAGAAATAGAAAAAAATTATGAATATGCGACGGATGATGCTTTAAATAAATCATTTTGCATATTATTTCCGGATTATATAAATGGAGATTATTATTATTTAGATACATTAAATCATGAAAAAGTGTTCGATCACAGTACGTTAGGTAATTTATCGAGAATGACAATTGGATTTAAAAATTCATCGGGAAATGATTTAACAATTGGAACCAATATTATTGACTATGATATAACAACTCCAAATAATCAATGTATATGTACTTATGATAGTTTAACAGGACAAAGAAAACGGAATTATCAATGTTATCATTCATACATGCGTCATCCATCATTTGAGAAATTTCAAAATACGATAGTATTAAAATTAGGTATTTTAGAGAGTATGCAAGAAATGCAACATATTTAATTTGTTATTTATAATTTAATATATTTTCTATTGTAAAAATATATGAAATTATTATTTTTAACATTAGTTGTCCTTATTGCATTCATCTTGTTTTACAAACAACAAACTACCGAAAAATATTCAAGTCATAGACCACATCCCAATCAGGGCAATTATAAGAACCGTCATCATAGTCATGATCGCCATGATCGTGACAGAGATCATCCTAGACAGACACGTAGTTATAGATATCCTAGAACACGATATTTGTATGGGGGTGGTTCAGGTGTTGGTTATTATTGGAACGATTATCCTTGGTACTATCCTTTTTATTGGACTCCAATACCATTAATTATTGGAACAGATAAATCAAAAACAGAAGCAGAAGCAGAAGCAGAGGCAGAAATAGAAGCAGAGAAAAAGAAAAATTAATTGATACGAATTTTAGGAATAACAATAACGTTATCAACTACATATGTTATTTTATCAATTTTATCCGGAATACCATCTAAATTAATACGAACTTTTGCAAATGGATATTTAAGTTCAAAATCATAGACGGTACCATTATCAGGATTATACCAACAGTCCATTGGTTGAGACAATTTATTATTTTCCATTTTAACAAATTTAATTTTATGTACTTTAACATTAGATACAATTGAATTTACAGAATTTGAACCATTGTTTATCTTTTTGTCGTAATAAATATCGTCTTTATAAGCTGGACCTACATATTGTTCGAAATATGATTTTTCATTAAATTTAAAACAAGAGTATTTTGCATCTTGCATATTGGCTTCTTTAAACAATTCGCAATCAACAGCAATTTCTTTAATAGTTTGTAAGAAAGAGCCGATTAAATTTTCTTTAGCTAATGCAGCTTCTTGCATTATTTGATCTGTAGTGATATGATTTTCGCTGATGACGGCGTTATATCTATAAATTTCGACATAACGGTCTTCCATAGGTATATCAGCGTGAGAACAGGCACGAACGGCACGACCGATTAATTGTTTAATACGAACTTCATGCCAATAAGGTTCCATAACATGAACTTGCCGGACATTTTTGAGAGAGATACCTTCGGAACCAGCAGGTGAAATCATAATAATTCGAATGCGGGAACCATCTTTATTTTTAATATTATTAAAATCAGCAAGATTTTTTTTACGAGTTTCTTTATCCATATCACCAGAAAATTCGGTATATCGATGAAAATCAACACCTGGCTCTTTGCCATACTCCGAAAATCCAAAATGTTTCATATATATCTTGAATATCTGCAAACCTTCCATTCTTACATAGTTTGAATATACTAAAATAGGACCAGATGATCTCAATGAATAAAACATTATAGCAGTCATTTTACAACTGGACGCATACATCTCTTTTAAAAGATTAGATTTATTTTTGTGTCCGTTCCAAAATTCTGTAAATTTATAAGAATATTTAGTTTTAAAAACATCCATATCTGCCTCAATAGACAGACCTTGATTTTTATCAGCTTCTGCTTCTTTAGCTAAATAATTATCAAATGACTTAATATAACGTTCCATAGTTTGGAGATATAGTTTCTGCCTATCTTCAGTATCTTTGTCAATTTCTTCATTAGTTTTACCTTCCATTAATTTAACAATATCTTTTTCGGATAATCTAAATTTGGAAGGTCTAGGTCTATTTTCACCACTCATATCACTACCCATATTTGGAAATACAAAATTGCTTGCCTGACGAGTATATGACTTATACACTGTACTACCATTTTTACCTCTATTATTTGCTTCCATCCTCCTTTCAATTTCTTCATTATGTTTATATACTTCTAATTGATGTTCCTCCATAACTAAATTTTTTTGAAAAACTTCTTGTCTAGCATACAAGTCGGAAGTATTGCCTTGATAATAAGAAACCAGACCGATAATTCTTCTTTGAAACATATTTTTAGATTCAGTACTCAAAATAGGTTGTCCTATGGATGAGATATAAATCTCATTAAATTTATGTTCGTTGTTTGGAAATATATCTGGTCTCAATAAATTGAAAATTAAAGCAAGTTCATATGGCGTATTGACTGCAGGTGTGGCAGACATTAAAATAACACGTGTTGTATCCGTCTCTTTTTTTTCTTGAAGAATATAATCATAAATTGTTTGTGCTCTTTTACCGATCTTGTTTTGCATATTGTTATACACATTTCTTATAAAATTGTGTGCTTCATCAAATATATACATATTTTTTTTACTTGAATCAGCTTGTTTTACTACATTTAAAAAATCTCTATCAGCTCTAGGTGCGTCATAATTAACAAATCGTATATTAGCCCATCTTTCTGCATTTTCTTCTTTAGCTAACCAGTTTTTCAAATCTCTTAACCATGGATCATCTTTTAAAGATGCTTTAATAAGAACGAAAACATTCCAATTTGGATTATAATTGTATAACATATTATATACATTAATGGCAGATACAGTTTTACCAGAACCAAGACCATGATAAAGTAAAATATTTTTATAAGGACTTCTATAGTCGAGGTATGCACCGGTAAATTGTTGATATTGACGGATTTCTAAAACTTCATCATCAGATGATTTCTTACATGGATCTTCACCTGGAATTTTTACAATAGGTTTAAGTTTATATTTTTTTAAATTTTGTAAAACCCATAAAGGAAACAATCGACCATTCACTTTGAAATCAATATAATTATTTTGAATATTTGTACTCATTATATTATTATATCTCAAAATAAATTTTTAATATTATTTTAATTCTCATTTATATCCATCATTTGATCTTCTTTTATTACATTATAATGATGTAATGCTAACATCGACGCAATCTGTTCTGCTTTTTGTTTAGACAGTGCCTTACCCTGTGCTACAATATTCCCATTATGATCTTTCACACCCATAACAAATATTCGTTTATTTTGTGTGTTTTCATTAATTTGAACGTATTGTGGATGCGTCCATTTGTTTTGATGATAAAATCTTAATAACTGATCTTTATAATTAGTGTCCTTATACAATATCTCAGAATATTCAATCTCCGTCTCTAATATCACATACATAAAATTTCTACATACCTCAAATCCTACATCTAAATATAACGCTCCAACAAACGACTCAAAACAATCTTCCAACAATTTATCAGAATTTCTTCCATTCTCCTTGTTATCCTCTATCTGTTTGGAAATTAACATATATTCATCTAATCCTAAAATTCTTGCAAATCTTGCTAAAGACTGACGGTTTTCTATTTTTGTTTTTAATCTAGTCATAAATCCTTCATCCTCATATTGAAATCTTGTAAATAAATATCCAGATACGACGCATTTGATTACGGTATCGCCTAAAAATTCTAATCGTTCATTTGATTGATCCAATAATTCCAATGTTTTTGGATTTTTATTTATTGATAATTTGGATAATTGGTTGGTAAAAACGTCATAGTACTCTTTTTTAATGTACGATTTATGAGTCAAAGCATTTATATAAAAATTTATATCTTTCGGTTCTACTTTCATATCAAACTTACTAAACATAAATTTGATATCATCGATCTTAATTAATTTATTGTTTTCATTATATGGATTAACACACTCTTCAGCATTAATCGATATATTTGATACCATGTTGTATAAATCAACGTTTCTTTCCATAGATATATGTATATTTATATTTGTTATACTTAAATTATTATATAAAATAAAATTATCAATTTTTTAACTTTTAATCATCAATAAAATGATCTCCAATATATCTGTCATTCGACATTTTATATAAATAATTAAATGAGGTATTTGAATTTCTACATCCATTTTTTGTCTGCATATCTGTTTTATAATATATATATTCCATATCATCATATGACAATAAATTTATTAATTTTTTTCCAATTTCTAATATTTTTTCTTTGTTATCAGAATCAAAACAATAATATGATATTAAACCTAGATCATTTGATGATGCACGTTCTGACTTATAATTGGTAGAACATTTAATATATTCCACTCCTTCCAATTTTCCTTGTCTAAATAGTTCTTTTGATTTTTTCCATTTCTCATTCATTTTATTTTTATCAAAAAATAACATCCACTTACCTCTTCCTTCTAAAAAATAACAATCATTCGAAAAACCTTTTTTTCTTTCATATAACCATGGAATAATATCAATATTCATTGGTTGAATATTATTAAGTTCTTTTGATGTCAAATCATCTATGTCAATTAATAAATTTAAATCTAATGATATGTCGTTCATATTATATATATCAATCTTTATATTTTATATTCAAATGTTAATAAATATCAATTTTTCTAAAGTAATATCAATATTCTACGTCTATATATTGTCTTTGAATTATATTTTTAAATACAGTATAAAATTATTATATTATACATTTATATATATATGTCAGATTTATATTCAGTTGAACGTGGTTTTTTAACTTTCGTTCAAAGTATAACAGATTATAGTTCTTATACAAATGTCTTGTTTATTAATAAGTCAGTAGGTCAAGCGGATGTGCTATATAATAGTGTAAATGCAACTACATTTCCAATAATTTATACAGTCACTGCTAAAGCAGAAGACGTCAAAACATTGTTATCTAGATTTAATAAAAAAATTCGTGTAGCATTTGCTTTTGATGGTCTTAATGAAGGTAATGTTAATTTTTTATTTAATAATAAATTTGTTTTTACTCCGAAAGATATTAGTGGAGTTGATCCTTCCGAATATTCTCCTAACTTACAATTTATGTTAGACTTAATTAGTTCCCAGGAACTAACCAACTTAGACTTCTTAGCTTGTAATACTTATAACTACACAAATTGGCATTCTTATTATAATATTTTACAGGTAAATAATGTTATTGTTGGTGCTTCTTCCACTATGACTGGTAATAATCCAACTGGAGATTGGATTATGGAATCTACAAGTGAAAATATTAGTTCTGTTTATTTTTCAGAGAATATTTCAAATTTTACGAATTTATTATGGTCTGGTTCAGGTTCTTCTAATACTATAAAATCGACGAATGGAAACACTCCAGCGTTAATTTTGACTGGTATAATTCAAATTAATACTACTCCATCTGGATTCCAATTGTTTCCTTTGGAATCATCTGCTGGTGTCTATAAGACATCTGGTCGTCAAACTCTACCATATACTATTCAAACGTCAGACTGGCCGATTGGCTTAGGATATAGTACATCATTAACTGGTTGGACCAATGCGCCAACTGCAAATACTCCTTGTGTTTTAACTTTTCAGGACGATTCTGTGTTTCAATTTACTGCTGCTAATAATTTTTTCATTATGATAGGTAATAATTCTATTTTAAATGGCAAGAACAATATTATTGCTATCAATGTTGCACCTGGAACAAATTCAAATAAAATAACATATGATGGTTTTGTAGATGGTTCATTCATTGCAAGTAATACATCAATACAAAATATAGGTATTAATTCTGGTTCAACGATTCTATCTCAAAATAATGGTTGGATTTGCCAAGAAAATGCAAACCAAGACAATGTTCTAAACTGTTTCAGCAATGGACCAATCAGTTCGTATGGTGGTGGTATTATGGGTTCTGATTCGTCTGTTTCTAATATTTTTAATTGCTATTCTTTTGGTGCTATTCCTGCATATGCTGGTGGTATTTGTGGTGCAAATTGTGCCAGTAATTACATCTTTAATTGCTACAGTATGGGTACTATCGGTACTGCAAATACTTCCAGTTCTAATGCTGGAGGTATCGTCGGTAGTGCATTTACTGGATACATCTTCAATTGTTTCACAATGGGTTCTTTAGCTTCAAATGTTTCAAGTTCCAGTTGTGGAGGTATTTGTGGTAATATTCCTTCGTCTTCATCTTCCAATACCACTAATATCATAAATTGTTATTGGACTGGATCTATTAATAATGCAAATGGAACCAATAGCAATGGATCTAAGCTTGTTGTTAGAAATTGCTATAAAGGTTCTTCATGGTCTGATAATGCCGCATTTGCATCAAATGCCTTACTAAATACTAATAATGATTTAAAATCTGCAGTTCCTGCTCTATCCGATGTTATAAATGCATATGCTAATTTAATATGTCCTCTAACCAACTTTAATAACATTTGGATCGATATAGATCAAACTGTTTCAAATGTTCCATACAAATTATCATCTTTTAATACCACTCAATATGTTACTACTCCTACTTCTATCATTAATAATACTACTTCTGTCGGTATTAAATCATTCATTATCAGTAATATTATTGATTTTGGTCTAAATAGTTTCAGAAATTATAAAATTATTAACTCATATACATACACAGATCCAACAACAAATGCACTTGTAACCACTCAGAATCTTAGTATTGGTATTAAAACCACTCTTGAATTATCTGGTAGTGATATTTTGGTACTATCTTTTGATAATAATGTTCCTATTCAAGAGTATAGTATTAATGTTTTTAATTCAACAACAATGGATAGTCTAACCACTCTCCTACTTCAACAAATTAATTTATTGTTAAATACAACAAATAATCTTAATACTACTACCAACTCTCATGGATCTTCAATAAGTAACCTAAATACAAATGTTAATACAAATCGCTCAAATATTGATGCAAATCGTACATCTATTGGAACTCTCAATGACACAACATCTAACCATAGAAACAGATTAGACAATAATGATAATTCAATCAGTA